ACAATCTCATTTTAATACTGGCGCAGACGGATAAGCCGTCGGTATTAACGGCATGTCTGTATATAACTTCGACCATAAATATATTATAAACGCTGACTGTACTATACTCGAAAATGACACAGTTATTAATATCGAGTATACCATATATATATATACATATTTTTTATTCCTCCTCTATCTTCTTAATTGCCTTCTGCTCCTTCTTTTGATCTTCTGGCGACGGAACTGGCTGCGGCAATGGCTTCGGCTTCTCTATTCTATAAATAACACTCGAATTCGCTGAGATTGGCGCTGGACGACCATCAGGCAAACGTAAATCCGTTATTATCTGAGATATTACATAATTACTATCTGCCGTGTGAACTAAATTACCAGTATAAAAAAAGAAGTCTCCCTCACTGTAGTTCCTCGTTATATAAGCAATCGCCGGGAGTTCACTATTACCTTCTGGACCACCATAATATAAATTATTCGTTATTATATTTGTATAACAAACTAAATATGGATAAGCCAACTTCTTCGCCAATCTATCTGCTACTAACGCATCACTCGTACCATTTGTCACACCCTCATTCGCAGACGCCATGCCCCCTAAATTAAATGACGGCGCCAACTCATAAATCGGTGTGTTGTTTATATCCTCCGCCTCAAAGGTTCTCGCCAATAACTTCGATAAGGCAAACGATATAGTTCCATCTACAAACGCATTCGTAGTAAACGGCTTCACCATATTATTAAACTTTTGCTGAATGTTTATATTATCTCCAAACCCTAAATAATTATTATAATTCAATCTGTTAAACATATTATCTGTTCTACCATAAACCGGCTGGAGTTGCTCGAATAAAAAACCCATCTTGTCAAACATCGTTGACGCATATAAATCTGTATTTAAAATATCCAACGTAACACTACCTTCCAACTCCACCGGCTTACCCGTATTAAATAATGCGGCTATTGAATATAAGCCTATTCCCGCCTGGGCTGACCTCGTCGGCTTACCCAAAATCTTCGCCTTGACTTCATTATAAATAATAACATTCCTATCTAAAGTATCATAGTAACCATGAGCGGGATCCTTCGGAAATACCTGACCTGGGGAAAAACCTAACTCCCCTGTGGAATATAACCTACATATAGCCGATGATTTGGGATTTACTAATATAACTGTCGCTTCTGGATCTGACGTATTTATTGGGAAATTAGGTCTCTGAAATAAACCATTACCCTTGGTTGTTGGAGTATGTAACTGCTTAAGCGCAAACTTACTTTGTCCGGAATCAAAATCTATTAACGGGTCTTGCGCTCCAATATTTATATATGGATAATATGCCTGAGGGGTGACTGTCATTCTTGCGGATAATATTGAATCATTCGGCGTATCTGTTATGGTGGTTACTGTGACACTGGCTTCTTGTGTTAGTGGGGCGGATATTGATTTAAATTTAACTAACTGACCCACCTTATAATAAGCACCTTTGTTTGTTATATCATACGTCGACATGGGTCCAACCGCTGCGCCAACTGGTAATACAGTCTTAACTACTCCTCTTCCTCCTGCCCCGTTTCTTGGATCCAATGGAAGAATATTATTAATTATATCAAAATACATTCCCACCTCCCAACCATCTCCCGGATTTGCGTTCGGGGTCGAAGCGTTCACTATTCCTCCTTGATCTACCTCTCCCGGAGTTGGATATTCCTTGTCTGAGAGTATCTTTTGAGTGGTCGCAATCTGCCCCGAACCAGTAGTTAGTTGAGATGGCGAAAATCCAAAAAACTCTCCAACCCTGGGAAATGGAATAGGCTGAATATTACCCTTCGGCAAACCCTTCATTATATAACCTACATACACCCCATACTTCGCATTTGGTCCCATATTACCAAGACTAAACGTATTCTTAAAAAATAATGGTAATATTCCCATCTTCCTACCATTTTTTAATGTTGGAATTTTATCCCAGAAAAAGAACTTATATGTTGCTAAATCCATTAACTGATCTGGAAGCAACTCAGCCAGTATTGCTGGAGACGTTGTTAGTTGATTATTTAAAGTTAAATCAAAGCCCTCTAAATCTAACTTACCAGCAAACGCATCCTCGGCTGTATAACTATCAGGTAAAATTAAATGACATAATAGTTCATTCTCCTCACCAAAAAACCCACCACCAAGAGCGGGTAATTCCTTTGCTACGGGCGCTCCGTTATTCCTTCCTGGTATAAGTTCTGTGATACGCACACTCTTATAACTCTCTGGATTAGCGTAACTGGCTGGGGGATTTAAAATTACATAAGGACATGCTAAATATCTACTCTTCCATTTATTAGTTGTGTTAGGTGGTCCTACATCTGCCGGAATAGGCTTCTCAGGTGACGTGGTTAAAACCTCTGTGGGATCTGCTGGTAAACTTTCTCTGTCATCTAATCTACCAATATTTAATCTTATTGCGTGAGCGTCGGCAAACTCCTTCGTATTTGGGTCTGTCGATGTTGTTGGAGAGATTATCTCATAATAATTATCAAAACCATCTTTTAATACAGATAGGAGGACATCATTCCATAATAAATTTGTTCCTATAAAATAACCATCTTTAATCTTTAACGTCTTTATCACCCCGTCCACCGGACTACTATCTACCAGATGATCTGGCGAATGGTACGGACCTAAATATACTCTCAACGGCTTCTCCTCAAACGCCAAATTATCCATTATCACACAATTATTACCATATGAACCTACTGGATAAAGATTTATTCCCGGTGCTGGACTGCCTGGAATTGACGTTGGATAGAACTGCGTCATGATTGGTCCCGGATACGTTGGATTCTCACCTGGACCCCCAGTGTGAACTGTAAAAGACTCAATAACCCACAACCAAATAAGAGGGTCAACATTATATAATGGGAGATTCCCATACAACGGCAACCGCTGATAACATTGTATTAATGAACTCATAGCAATCATATACTCGGGACGACTCGTTAATTCATGCTGATACGTAGTTTGTAACCCTTGATATGGTTTATACGCATCACCTACATTATCGTTAGGAGCAATAGCATCGGCTGTCTGAAGTTTACCATACCACGCATATATCGCAGCATCACTCGTAGGACCACCAGTACCATTATTTATACCATATAAATAATTATATAATATCTTACCCGTACAAGTTGGAAACGTCTTAAAAGTATTATCTGTGACTGCTGGAATATCTGTTTTTATAAATGGATATGGGAAAAATTGCTCCCTGGGTGTCATGTTTAATAATAATGCCTGTTCCGTCTCTATGTCCCAATAATCCGCATCACCATCCCGAGCGTGTAGTTGCTCCGTTAATCCCGAAGCCAACGCACTCGGATTTATAAACCCTTCTTTGGTATTTAATATTGTTTCTGTAGTCTCATAACCCCACGGAACACATAAATCCACAAGATCTGGGGGACTCAATGTAACTTCATATTTCATCTGAGTTAGATATGACACTTGCGTATCAATATAAAATGGTCCCAGATATCTTTTTTTACCCACATATAGTTTTTGTGAACCAGTTTGATATACACTATTACCACCCTTACTTACAGACGGGAGATAAGTACTCTTGCTTGGATATGGTTGAGTATTGGGAAACTTATAATATACCTTATTTATATCGTCAAATTGAGTAACCGAACCCTCTAAAAATTGGAACGGATATGACAATTCAAACGAATCGAAGTTCTGATAGTCTGCTAAATCCAATGATGTATCCGTATCTCGCTGTATCGACCCACCATAAAAGGCTGGACCACCATAACCATTACGAGTCCAATCATAATTCACCTGACATCTTGATTTTGGGTTGTTAAAATTATTACACTGATTATTAGTTACATAATACGCCGACTCTATCTTCATCGCATTATCCCTTAATTGTTTACCATCAACTTCCTTACCAGTAGTACCAATAAATTCTAACACATCTCCACCTGAACCCAGTGCGTTAATCTGTGCTGAATCAAGACTAATTTTATCTCCGGGATTAATCACCAGAGAATTAATATGCGTAGACCATTTATGCGTTGGAAACTCGTCGGCAGTGGAGAAAATATTATTACCATCTGAGAGTCGTTTATTGTTTAATTCATTGTAAGCGATTTCTCGGTTGGATTCGATGATTATTGTCTTTTCCGCCATTGACCTTTAGTTTATAACTATATTATAATTTTGCTATATTATAGGTTAATTAATTCTATATTTACCTATAATGAACCTATAAATTACTATTTCGGCATCTTTGCGTTGTTTTGCCTCCCATCGGTCTCGGATATTACAGTTTTGACACAAAACTTGCCGGAAAAACCCCGTCGTGTGGTCGTGGTCCATACAGCGCTCTCTTGTAGTCATGAATAATTTGCTACATATATCACATTTGTTAGTGTTGATATATCGCTCATATATCTCGTCTTCGGTTTCGCCTTCACGTAAAATTAATCCGGTTGCTTTCCAACGAGTAAATTTTACTTTTTTATTACCAGCAGCAGACTGATAATATTTCTGTGTATACTCACGTCGCTCCTCTTTATGTTCGTTTATATATTTTTTCTGCTTGGCTATTCTTTTGATTCGATGCTTCTGATAAACGGATTTTTGATATTTTTTATAGACGTCTCTCTTCTGGTATTCTTTAGTATATGCGGCTCTGGCTATAGGACATTTGAGAGGCATAATATAATAACTACTCTTCACATTGTTCTTTTAATTCTTTTTTATCAATAACTTCTTCTCCAGGCTCTTTACCTTTATATATCATTTCTGAGAAGTTGCGCCACGCTTGAGTTGGATTATGGTGTAATCTTAAATACATAAAATTATATCGTTTATTTGTTGCTTCATGATAAAGTTTAATAAAGTTTTTATCGCCTTCGTATAGGGCGGAATATTCCTCGGCAATCTTCTCAAGTTCATTAGCATTAGGCTGTGGTCCTCCTAACAGAACGTCTGTACTATTTGCCCGGATTACAGGGGGCAGCCCTTTAAACATTTGTGACGCAAACAGCAGCAACTTAATATTATAATGTCTGTAGCGACTTGCTAAATGAATCACTGCGTCATTTTTGCCGATACTCCCTAAAATGTCATCTAATATAATCGCAATACGAGGCATCTTATCCTTTGTGAACGTATTTTGATAGGTTATTATATTATTAATGATTTGATTATCATAATGGTCGTAAACCGTGTCGTTGAATTGTTCTAATAAAAATCTTGAGGTTACGTCATTGTGAATAGTATTTGAGATAATATAAACAATGTCGAAGGAATCTTTATAAAAATGTTCCGACAACAGTAGGTTCGATATAAGGGTTGATTTGCCCGTTTTAACAGGGCTAATAAGCAGCACCATTGCCCCGCTATTAATATCAGGCAATCTCTCGTCAACTGGACGCTTTAATTCATTCTGTACTTTAGGTGGAACTACAGGCAACACCGTTAAATCAAAGTTATTCATATATTAATACTATATATTATTAACTCCAATCAAACATCTTATCATATGGATTCTCTTTTGGTACAAGTAACTCATTCACATTAATAACTGGCTTCGGTGGTGGCGGGGGCGCTGATGCTCTTGGTGGTGCGGTTACTACATGTATCGGTTTATTTTGCTCTTCAATATATTTTTGGAAGGCATTATACTTCTTCATTTTTGCGGTAAACTCAAAAAACTCATTCTCCTCTTTTAATAATCTTGCTGCTATAATCTCTTCTTCTGTTGGTATATTCATTCGCTCTTTAAAATCCTCGGTAATCTTATGCGGAACATGCGGCTTAATAACTGGTTCTTTGGTTTTAATAATTTCAGCAACTACACGCTCTTCGACTGCCTTTTTTAATTCTCTTTTTTCTTTTGCCTTCTGCTTTGCCTTCTCCCTTGCCCTTACGAGATGCGCCTTTTGCTTCTCGCTTAATGGTTTTTTTACTTTAGTTGCTGGAGGTGCGGAAACTGGTTCAACGGCAACAGGAACTTCTGCTGGAGACTTAGATACTGGTGTAATAAAAATATTATTAACATCGTCCTCCACAATCTCTCCAGGTTCCTCATCGGGTTCGTTAGGTTCACATAACTCAAGTATCGGAAGATCATCCATATTATAATATAGATATAATAAATTCTATATTTTAATTTATAGGTTTGGCTTTTCCTAAAGCAATCCAACTACATAAACGGAATTGAGCCAGTATTCATAACCGCAATCTTCTCACTTTGACGGTCTGCTTTTCTCTGCTCTACTCGCTCCATGGCTGACTCTAATGCGGCAGCCTGAGATGACTCTGGTTTATCTTTTATTAAAATCGTCACCTGAGTAGGATTTATAATATTAGCCAGACGTCCATTTAAATTCCTCAGTCGTGCCGAGATGGAATTTAATACAATATGGTCTTTACAATTTAAATCTATCACAACTGGATAATTTGATTCATAATGTAATACTCCAGTTCTCTCATCTGCTTCAAACTGCTCTCGAGGAATGACAGCGATGGCTCTGCCCGTATCTGAACTTGCCCCCGAAAAACTCTTAACGTTAAAATCCGGCAATTCAATCTGAATAGTTGGATTAGTAATGTCTGATTCTGGCTCTTTTAATGTGTTAGACTCAATCGTTCCATTAATAAATGGAGCCTCATTATCGTAATTATATACTGGGAACATGGCTAAGGTTCTTCCAAGATTTGCTGTATTAGGCTCAACTAATCCAGTCCATAACCGCCTCTCGTCAGTAACAAGATCTCTAAACGGGGTATTATATATATCCAGCCCAACCAGTTCAGAAAACTTAAAAAAGTAAGGGAATTCCATAGCCCCCGCAATGTCACTCGTAAATAATGAATCATCTGTCTCAGCACCAGTCACTATCGTATTTCTACCCCGAGTAGTAAATTGGAAGGCAGGATCATCAAGGAGACCAAATAAAAACCCAGCAGCCATTCCTGTAGGCACTCCCCCTCCGCCAGGAACAATTGGAGTAGCACCGCTAATTTGTAGTACAGCCATTCCAGTTTCTGGAACACCAGCAACTTTTAAAACTAAAATCTGATCTCCCACAACATAACCCGACCCCACATCTGGAATACCGACCCCACCGCTAATTGCTCCAGTTCCATCAACACCAGTCACAGAGACAGTTGCTCCAGTTCCCGTACCAGTTAAAGCGACTGTCTGATATGTTTGTGCTGCGGTATAACCAGCCCCTCTGGCTGAGTTGTTTTGCTGAGTATCAAAAATCACAAAATCAGCAGCACCACCCGCACTACTACCCACTGGAGGAATTAAATCTACAAAATTCCCACCTACATAATTTCTTCCTGGATCATAAACCGCTATTGATGTAATAACTCCTCCTGTCGATACAGTCTGAACTACATATGTGGCTCCTGTACCAGGGTCTGAGCCTTGTGCTGCTAAATTGCCCGTCATACCTACTGTATAACCATTACCACCATTGGAGATTGACCCCGCTGTAATCCCATTTAAACTATTTTGTCGGAAAAACTTATTTGATATTTCTCCTCCACTTGGTCCAATGGGTAGGTCAGCATCAAACCCAGTTCCTAAACAATAATTAAAAACTGGAGTGATTGGATAATGATTTTCTCTTAGATTACTTTGAAACAGGGTTCGACCTGGTACTAATTGATCTGCTACTGGAGTCAATCCAGACTCGGCAATCACAGCAAATTGGAACACGCCGTCGCCTTGAACGTCATGACCTACCGAGACACCACACCTCGTAATATTGTCAACATCGATTTTCATCGTTATAATATCTCCGGAAGCCCAATTTAGACCTGTAATAGAAGAGATAAGACCTTCAAATATTGGAACCATCTCTTTTATCACGGTGTCTCCACTAACTATCTGTAATTGTCTAACTTCAACGAATATATCAAGATTATCTTCTGTTGATACGACAGATACATATAAGTCTGCGGTTCCAGCGTCATACCCTTCTGTATACGGATTGTCCGGCTCGAATTGTTGTCGTGTGTATCCTAAACTATAACTTGGATAAGATTTTGTAAAGAGTATAGGAATTCGAGCCGTGAGATTATTAACAATCCCCATTATAATAATTCCATCATCAGCAAGAGGGTCATTAGGCGTGTCACCGTATAAATGTCCCACAGGTCCCGTAGCAGTATTTAAATTTATTTGGAATAACCTTGTATCCTGACTTGCTGTTCCCCCCACTGTAATATTTGGAAAATTCTCATCGCCACCTACTTTAAAGCCTTTATCCCATGTAGTAGAATCAAAAGCATTTGGCGATACAGGAACAAGTGTTGCGAGATTATTTATATCATGTGGGAACGCCCAAGGAGACATTCCAACAGCACCCTCTTCGCCAACATGAACGAACTGAACGTCTAATTCAATGTCGACTTCTTGTACTACAAGCCAAGTTGCTGGATCATCACCATTATCAATATATACAAAATCTCCAACTTCATAATCCGTCCCGGGATTATATATCACAGAGGTATTATAACTACCTCCTGCTCCAGTTGTGTCGATTTGTATTTGAGCCGGAACGGGTAAAACTGTATCGTCTACCAGTTTTCCTGTTTGTAGGGTGTAAACCTGCCCGTCTATTAATCCTTCTCCCGCAAAATTGGCTAAAACACCTAAAATATTCAGATCACCATTTAATCCAAGACCATTAGTGTTAAGTAATTCCACATTAGTATCAAACACAAAACCATCTCCCGGGTCCGTGATAATAAAAGCAACAAGAGCATCGGCATTAGCCTCATCTACTTCTGTAACTGTGCCGACTGCTCCATTAGCACCAGGAGTTGATGAAGTGATGAATACTGTCTGACCTATAGTCCAACCCGCACCCCCGTCAGTGATTAATCCACCATCATATCCATTAGCACCTGCCTTTACAGCCAGAGATTTAATAATACCATCTTGTCCTGTTGGAACGGTCATTAAATACTGGAATCCATTGACCGTCCCTAAATTATCAATACTTCCTGTCTCTGTTACTCCAGATTCAAACCAGTTTTCTAAAGCAAGTTCTCCACGATTGGTGCCACCGTCTGTTAATGTTAAAGATTCAATTATATCTACTGGGTCTACATTCGCTTCTATAGAACCTCCATCACAATAAATTCCTTGTTCCTTTATTCTAAACCCCTGAACTTTATCTCCATCAAGTATTAGACCACCAATTCCAATATTACTATCTCCCCCGATCTGATTAAAGGTAAGAGGCTGTTGGAACAGTTGAGCGAAAGGGTCGGTAGGCGCACTATTAAGCCAATTTGCGACTGGCGCTTGAGGATAAAATAACTCCTGAGTTGGGAACGTCTCACCATACAATCCCTCCTCACCAGGGAACCATGAGCCGCCTCCTGTCAATAAAGCCCAAGTTATCTCAAACTTAGAGTTTACTCTTGGGTCGAGTTCTGCGGGTGTATAAGTACAAGTCCACCCCTCACCTGCTGGTCCAAAACATGCTAAGGATACTGAATCTTGTAACTTACTTTGTATATGTTCTGCTAAAGTATATCCCGTATATGCTCCAGGCTCTAAAATTACGGTGTGTTGACTAAACGGACCTAAACCTATATCAGTGCCGGGTGGGTTCTGAATTTGTCCTGTATAGCCCACAGCATAAGTGAACCTATCATTCGTCCCCTCCTCAATTAAAAAATCATCATTCCGGCTGATAGAGCAAGATATTAATTGAACCGTGCTATTAGGTGTGAATTTAATCCCCTCCCTAAAATGATTAGTCCAATTAGCAGCGCTCTCATCAGAAGAAACTCCGTTAGACACTGCTTTACTCTTTAACGTTATTAGCATTTAATATAGCCATATATAAAAACTTATAATATAATCATATATTAAATGTCTGAATCTTTAGAGCATTATAATTCGTATGAGGCTGAGTTTCCCGGTAAATCATTTGAAGATTTCGACCACAAAGTAAAGCGAATCTTTAAAAAAGAAGATGAGCCGAATGTCAAGCCTGAGAAAGTATTTGAAGGGTACAAGAAAATTACTAAATTTAAGTTGCGTCGATCCAAAAGAAAAACTACTAAATAATATAGAGATTTGGAAGTATTATTTTTTAAAATTGACTTAAATAAAATCTTCTAATTATATATAAGATGGATACGCAAACTAAAACGCAAACTAAAATCGTAATTCCTATCTCCATGAGAAGATTTTACGATATGAATGAGATTCCGTATTGGTTATGTCGTCATAAATTTAAAGATGGTAAAAAATCAGTGGTTAAAAGCACTTTGCCCCCGTCGGGATGGTTAGGGTGGAGTTATAAAAAGGCAATGTCAGAGATTAAAAAGAAGGGAGTTGGTTCACCAACTACTATATTCGCAAACATAGCGGGAACTGACTGGGTTGTATTAGATTGTGATGACCCAGATATAAGTAAGGACTTTCTTGACGAGCATTATAACGGTGATAATTATAGTTTATCTCTGTCTAAAGACCTTCCCCATAAATATCTTAAAAAGGATGCTGACGACGAGAATATGACTAATCAACTCGGATATAAGAAGGACGAAGGTTTAGCGTTCGATGTTCTTTATCAGCAAGTATTCGAAAAAATAGACGGACATATGCTTAATTATAATATAGATACGTTGGAGACATTTACAGATTTTAAAAAGAAGTTGGCTCTCCCTAAAAATACTATAGCAACAACCCTCGAAGATAAAGACAGAACCTTTGACCCTTGTATAATGGATATAATTAGTAAAGATTACTTCTCAAAAGAAGGTGGCTATACTGACTGGAGGAATATTGTATTTGGTTGTTTATATAGTTGGGGCTTGGATGACGGGAGGAACATTGCTTTAAAATATTCGTATCATGATGACTATTCTGAAGAGGAGACTACACAGGCTATTGATGATTTAATTAAGGGCTATAATGAGGAGAAGTCGCCCAAGTTCGGGTCACTATGTCACTATGCTAAATTATCTAACCCGGAGTTATATTCATTGTGGTATAATGAGACCTACTTCCCAAAACTACCCGAGAATGTAAGAGATTTGGGATTGAAGATGCTAATGGCGGAATTTAAAGATAAAATTGTCATATGTAACAACGAGACATATTTTAAACAACCCAATAAGCCCGTATTCGTATCTGGAAAGGACAGAGTGACACGAGAATTATATAAACATGTTTGTAATAATCCGGATATGTATAAATATGTAGAGAATTACCCTGACGGTCCACGAGTTGAAGAAGTAGACACTGTCAAGGGCATCAATGATGTTATTAAAATTATTACGGCGAATGCTCCGGAGAATGATAAATTTATCTGCGATATAATTGATGAGAATAAATATCGTATTTGGTTTAATGATGGTTATTATAATTCTATATCCAGAGAGTTTGTGAAGACTACGAATGAGCGAACCTGTTTATATATTGATAGACCGATGTGTTCTGTATCTGATACGGCTATAAGAGCAGATATTAGAGCAAAGATTTTATTAAAATTATTTAATTGTAGAGATGACTTGGCGGATTATTATTTGTATACAATCCGTATGGCGATGGAGTGTAAGGTGTCGATTAAAAAATTCTATGAGATTACGGGTAAGCGTGATTGTGGTAAGAGTATTTTAATTAAGATGTTAGAGAATTGTTTTGGAAGTTATGTCTCTGTTCTGAGTATTGGGAATTTTTACATTAAACAGGGAGATAATGAGAGTAGAGATTTGGGCTTCTTGTTACAAACTCCGTTTGCCCGATTATGGGTATTGAATGAGAACATGCCGAATAAAGTATTAAATGGGAGTATTATTAAAAGTTTGTGTTCTGGTGGAGACCAGATGAAGGTAAGAGCATTATATAAAGAAGAGACGGTTATATCTCCACAGGGAACATTATATATGTTCGCCAACCATCAATTAGCCGTAGAGCCGTTAGATACGAATGAGAAGCGAGTAAGTATTACATTACATAATAAATTTGTAGAGGCAGGAACGAAGGAGGTTTATAGCAATGTTAAATATTACGAGGCGGACCATACGATTGATGATTATATTAGGAACGAAGATATTATTAATGAATTTACGCTGATGGTTTTAACTGCGAAGCCATGTACTTATCCAGAGGACTTATTAGAGAACGAAGACGTAGATGTAGAAGATAATATGGATACGAGGTTATTGAGTGAGTTTGTTTATAACGAAGGAAGTAAGTTAGGACCAAAGGCTATAAGAACGTATTTAAAAGAGTCAGAATTAGGAATTAAACCTAAAGAGTTGCGACACCTTCTTCTTGGATTAATTAAGGGAGTTACAGAGCAACAAGATAAGAGTAGGAACATAAGTCTAATTAATATTTGTTGTATTGCTGGTGATGAGATTGATGCCGTTTAATGGTGGAACGCAGATTTATTTGCGTATTTGGGTTGCGTATTTGCGTTCTCTTATTGAATAGGGTCTAAATGATAAGAATATCTATTAAATTACAGTAACAATACGCAAATACGAAAACAACTAAACCCTACTTAGAGATATATATTTTATTATATATTTATTCAGCCCAACAAAATAAATAGTTTCTGGATTATCGTATTTGCGTATTTGCGTTTTTTAGTATTTAGATAATGGCTTCAATCCCCTTAACATAGTCGATAGAGCGACACCATAGGTCAGTTCATTCCCGTAAGTCATGCCTGGTGTGTGAGGCTCCCACGTGTGAGTTAATAACGGTGTTTGCGGTTCCCAGACAGACTCTTTTTTAGGTGGGGTTTTTAATGTCGGTCTATCCGTAGTAGCAGCATTTTTACGTGGTCTGCCTCGAGGTTTACCAGTTTTAACATATCCGCTTTTTTTAGTAGTTTTAGCCGCACCTTTAGGCACACTCTTCGACACATGAGTATAACGTGGCGCATCTTTAGGTTTTACATCTTTAAAACGATGACTGTGCTTATCCATTAAATCTAATAACTCTGTCCGCTTCATCTTCTCAAATCCTCGCAAATTGGATTTCCTAATTAGATCTTTTAATTCAAGTACGCTATATTGACTCCAGATTTTACGGTTCATTATTTATATATATATTATATATAATAATAATAATGGTTTGGGGAGCAATGGAGATATCAACACTCATCGTAACTTGTGGTAGTGTTTTTGTCTCTATTCTCTCTCAAGTTCAAAACTCACGATGTACTGAGATTAATATTGGTTGTGGATTATTTAATTGTAAGCGGACAGTGCCGGATGTAATACCCGCAGATCCACTCGAGTCTATTCCTTAACTATTTAAAAATATTATTATATAATACTATATAATAATATGACACGTGGACTTTTTGGAAGTGGACCTGGCGGATTTACGGTGAGAGATTCACCAGACCAATATTTTAAAGCATATTACCAGAAAAATAAAAAAAAGATCTCTGAACGCATGAAACAACGATACGCAGCGAATCCTGAAAAATATAAGGCTAAACGTAAGTTAGACTATGAAAATAAACTTAAAAAAGATAAGAAACTATTAGAAGAGGGAATTGCCGCTGGAGTTAAAGAGGCGTTAGATAAACTGAACGCAGAGAAAGCAGAATAATTTAATATTATTTTAGTATATGTTATTTGATGAATTGGAGAGATTAATTATTGACTACAACTGGAGACCTAATAAACAACAGAATACCACTGGATTTAGAAAAAATCAATATAGTATATCAGTTGGGTACACCTGTCATTGGGCGAAACCTAATAAACCTATGCTACCATCAAGGGCAATGGTAGCAGATCCACGTATATATAACGAGTGTAAACGTCTATTCCCAGATTTTAGTTTTGAGTGCGTCATTATTAATAAAAATCTACTATGTCCTCCACATAAAGACATTAATAATATTGGAGACAGCATTATTATTGGTTTAGGAGATTATACTGGCGGGGATTTAATTATCGAGGGTGAACCACACTGTATATTATACTCACCACTTATATTTAACGGTCATGAGAAAACACACTGGACCGCCCCATTTACGAACGATAGATTTAGTATTATATTATGTACCAGCAAGGTTATTTCCTCAAGATAAATTATTCATATTTATATATGAATGATTTTAACATAGTCATTCCGAGTTTTAATCGATATAACATTTTTAAAAACAAAACATTCTTGTTTTTACAAAAACACAATCTTCTCTCTCAGGCAACATTATTTTTACAGAATGACCGAGACGAAGAACTATACAAAGAATTCAATATTAAAATTATTCGCAGTCCTCCAGGGCTTCATAGCACTATTAACTTTATATGGGATTACTATCCACTTAATACTAAACTTTGGCTATTACATGATGACGTGTCTAAATTTATCACCTTAGATAATACTGAACCCACTGACTTACCTAATATTATTACTGGTTGTTTTAATTCTATGATTTTACATAGCGCTAATTTATGTGGATTTTATCCTACCGCCAATACTTATTTTATGTCTAAAGCAGAAGAACTAACTACTGACTGCCGCTTTATTCATGACCCTTGCTGCCTACTTATTAATAAACGAATTTATAGCACACCTGAACTCATGGGTAAATGTGATTTTGAGAGATCTATATTATATTTTAAACTTGATAATACAGTCTTACGATTTAATCATTTTGCTCCAGTAACTTCATATAATCCTAAAAAAAAAGGTGGTGTAGGTTTTAGAGATTCTAAAACAGAACAAGAACAAGCGCAGTTATTAAAAACAACATATCCGGAATATGTTCGCCGTATTATTACGCATAAAAACGGAGGAACATCATTGATATTAAAAACACCCAAAGAATAATTTAATTTAATTAATCTGCCTCGTAAAACTCGAAGTTCTTCGGGTCTGGTAAGCCTTCTTCCTTCAATTCTTTTGCTGTGTAATATATATATTCATCAGCCAATAAATGATCGTACTTCAGCCAAAATCGCACCACATCATTATCCGTTTTAAACCGCTTATCTCTCATTGTGAATTTTATAATTCTTATTAGTGACTTCATCATTCGGGCAGACGCTCTCTCCAACTGTGCCTGTCGCCCCCTTTCTGTATCTGGTCCTTTTCCATCTAACCACTCTTCAAAATCAAAGAGGTCTCCGAAAACACCTTTTTTCATTTCCTTTTCAAGTTTCTCTATAATTTTTTCAACGTCCATTTTTCGTACTTTAGCGTCTTTCCCAACGTTCATGAACCCTTTAATATTCTTCATAACATCAGCGGGTAAATATGCGGGTTCTTTTTTTACTGGTTTAGCCACCGCCTTAGGTTTAGCCGCCGCCTTCGGTTTAGCCACCGCCTTAGCCACAGCCTTCGGTTTAGCCACCGCCTTCATTTTTGTCTTACCTTTTAGGTGATGGAACTTCTCTTTATTTTTCATCATTAAGTCCATGACTTCTCCTTTTTTTAATTTAGAATAATTCTTCATTCTGGCTTTTCCGACTTCTTTGCGAAGTTCTACAACTGAATATGTTTTTAAAATATCTAAAGTCGGCATATACAATTATAGTTATATTAAAAATCCCTTCAATTTTTTGAATACTTCTCCTTCTGCTTCCTAAAGCCCATTAATGTAATGGCTAATGTAATTCTTTTTTTTAATAGTGGAGTCATCTTCCTACTTTTACCCTCGAACTCAAACATACTACCTACACCAGTCTTATTTATTTTTGTTAATTTACTTTTATTAAATGTGTAGTCGTTAGACACTCCCATCTGTCGATGTAATGCGCCTTTTTTCATATCCATTTTTTCTATCCAGTTTTTATCCATATAATATTAAACTACATAATATTATACTAAATCTTAAATCGTTTTTTAAAACTGCGTATATTTGTTGCTAAAGACCTTGATTCCCAAAGCAGCCACCTTGATAAGGAGCCGGGGGTTGTGGGTTTAGACCAATCCTCTCTTACCCTGTGACGTGCTAAGTATGCTAATCTATCAGCATCGGTTTTTTTACTATTCAGTACATAATTCGAGTCAGTACCAAACTTAACGGATTTTTCTCGTCCATTATCCATTTTAAATATTGCTTTAAATGCTTTTGTTCCTGAGGTAGTTCTTTTTACGCTTAATAACTTCATTCCTATACTTAATTAATATTAAAATTAGGCAGATACGGTTACAGTTCCGTTGCGGATTGTCATTAGACGCTCAACAAGACCAAAATAGGTGACCTGTCGCCCACCGAAATCGTTGTTCTGATTAATAAGGTCATTTAATACCTGAACTGGTTTGGCTCCCACCTGAACTCCGTTCCGTAAAGCGCTGAGTCCGTCGATGGTAAAGTCACAACCCATAAAATTCATAGAACCCTGTAAATCCGTCTGAGGATGACCTAACATAGTTGCGTTCGCTGGGAACATGGGATTAGTGCTTAGGCGGTCGCTGACACTGCCGGACGCTCCCTTATCGCAAACCTGATCCAGAGAATATTCGCTATTAGCACAATAAATCTCAGTGCCGAACACCTGACTTAATTGATGTGCCTTCTGGCTCTCTGAAACGAGAGTCTGCGGATATACAAGTTTATCATTAACACGAAGATTATAACTAATAGGATGAGCGTAGGCGTCACTGGAATACTGACCCATAAGACTGGAATCCTGAGATGGTTTATGGAAGTGTCCGAGAATAGAGCGAAGACGCATACCAGAAAAGCCTAAATCACGGCTTACACGTGAGGACTCCGGATCTACTGGTTGGAGTCCATTAGCGGGGAAGTTAGTTGATACAGAGACAACATCTTCAAAAGGCGTACTCCAACCCGCATCGGACATGACCTGCCGAGCCGTTGCTTCCATTCGCTCTTCATCATAAGTAATATAATCAGCGAGGAATTTAACATTAGTGGGGTCTACTACTGCGGTCTTCAGACCTGCGAAGCCCGATTCGTATACAACAACCTTGCCTGGCTCACTGTCTGTCTGTTTATTCCATACAATCTCAATAGAACACTGTTGATCGATCAAGAATAAAGGTAGCGTGAGATTTTTTAGAGCGGGAAACATCTCCGCTAATTTAATAGTCCATACGGGACAGTTATTCGAGTCAATAGTAAGGCTAAACTGATCCAGTGGAGTCCCAGCAATCCTATCGATGTCGGCAGCAGCAACATTATAATCTACGTCTCGAAGTTGATACTGACCTGTCTGACCGTTATTAGGGCATACAACATCCATAGACCCCATATGAACCATATCTTTCCCTGAATGCTCTTCATGCGTTTTAAAAGAGCGACGAATCGTAGAGTAAACACCAAAGCGGTCCGTAATAGCGACTGTTTTATTGCCGATTTTTAAAATACAAGAACTAATGGCGGCGGCTGCTCCAGTTTTAACAGGAAAACAGGCTTTATTATCCTGAGAAACTTTAACACTAAAGGATAATACGCTGCCTACATCAAGGAAGCCTCGGCTGGGTAAAACAAATCTACAAAATTCATCCCGATTAACAATTGGGTCAAGAACGTTTGTATCTATTTTCATGTCCCCCTGATAGGAGATAGGTCCAGGCGTCAAAACGGAAGGTAATTGGGGCGTTCGTGATTCACTCATTTAATATTACAATATATTATTATTTTTGTAATATTAAGTATTAATTTAATTAAGAACTTACCATAATTCCGTTAGGGCTGTATTGAAGAGTATTCCTCGCACGAATAAAACTATAAATAGAGTTAGGGCTGACACCATCTAATTCACTGACAATACGAATACCGTAATTCGTGTTTCTAAAGTCCACGCCAGTTTTGGATAGAGGGTCCATCACTATACCCGCTCCGAATACAGGAATATTAGGTTCAGCCAAAGTATTCCTAAAGCGGGGGTCACGGTTATTATTAAAAGTAAGATTATCAGAGATTCCGTTTTGGGTCTGAGCGGACATTAGAGAATGGTCCATAGTAATATAAGGTTTGACTGAATCGATAAACTGAGTAACAAGTTCAGTTTGAGGTCGCAGTTGATCTGCTGGAAGGTCCTTCCTGCCTCCAACCTCAATCTCATAATCAAGAGGGAATCGAGTAGAGCCACGAAGATAAGTAATACGACGAATCTTAGCATCATCACCGTTACTATTTTTAAGTTCTCCAGTAGAAAATCCATCATGCCTATAGTTATTAATTTGGTCTGTGGGAATAAAATTATGCGTAACTGCTAAACAATTGCTAACTCCAAAGTTAAGATTCTGGGTCTGTTCCGATGCGTTAATAACAGAATATAATTGAGAGAATGAATTGTAAGTCAGTGAGCCTGTAGCAGGTGATTCCATAATGGCTTGTCCCTGTTCGCTGGGGACAAGAAGGTCATAGGTCAAGGTAAGGTCTTCGAGTTCGTAGAATGCTCCAGTATTAATGGGAGTGAATATAGTTTGTACTGCGTTGCCGCCGAGTGTAAAAGTATTAAAACCTGATATAACTTGAGAGTCGGGTGCTAATTCAAGGTTGATATTTAAGCCTCTGAGTCCATTTGTTCCTAATGGTAGTAAATCTCCGCCAGACATGAGTCCTGTGCGTAACGGAATGCTAAAAGATGTCGTCTCATTAATACCACGAGCAGAGTTAAAACTGCGTGAAGCGGAGGCAGGGTCGCCCACCTGTAGACAGCAGTCAAGATCAGACTGACTGTGAGAGACGGGAACAAGTGTAGAGAGCATACGATTATAATTACGGATTGTTTCTAAGGTCTGATTGGATGAACTTGCTAAAGTGATTTGCTGAATTACCGAAGCAACTCCGACACGTCCAGAAACCGCAACTCCGGTTGTTGCGTTTTGTGCGGTAGAAGTATTGGTGGGTTTTAATCCCTCTGGTGCTTTAACACGAAACCGACCAGAAAGTCTTAAAGACCTGGGGTCAAGCCATTTAGATTGCTGTGCGATTTGGAAAGAAACAATTGGATAACCGCCTCTAAAAGAATATATGCCGTTAGACGGGGGATTGATGGCGCTTACGATACCTTTCTCCTTAGAATTAATATCCATTATATATTATACAAATATATTATTATTTTATTAATTCTGCTTAAAATGCTGAGATAGATGCGCCTTGGATTTGGATTCGCCTTAACTGATGAATATAATTATTAAACATGAGGGGTTCCTGAGCGCCCTGATATTCAACACGAAGAGACAGAGTAGAACCAGAAAGATTAGCAGTACCTCCATATTTGCTAAAAGCACGACCAATATTAAACTTCTCAGGGGATCTCTGTAAATCACGAACGGCAATACCACAATTAGTTAGTGCCTTCTCCAGTTCGATTAATGCTAAAGCATTCGGTTTGGGAATGGCTTGGCTGAATCTCTCTAAATGAACTGGTCTATCTGGGATAAGTTTATTGCCCCAAGAATAATTATAGTTTTTAGCGCCATTTGTCTCAGGTTTAAAACTGTCATATTGAATACCTAACTGATGATTCTGTGCTAAAGGTGTACTCAGGCAAGAGTAAACTCGGGTTGCCTCAGTTGGAATCCACTGTGTAGTGAGTCCATTAAGGGCTGACAGAGTATTCCTATAAGTGGACCAACAGCGAAAGTCAATAACCATGCCTTTGCCGTTGACCTGATTAAGCATAGCATCAACATAGCCAGAAGGAGGACTGACCTGACTAACTAAATATTCCACGTTAGAAAGGGTATAATCAAGGCGTTCTTCCATAAAGGGGGTAAATTCATCAGGGATGAAGGGAGAAGCAACAATACCATCAACACGGTCTTTTGGAAGGACATAGATAGGGTCATCTTCGACGTAAGGGTGGTCGAGTGGGGTATTGTTCGGAGCATTATGACAAAGAGTAAGTTCGAGTAGACCAGCACCATTAGCGGTCATGGCTGTAACAATTCCTATAGGAGATTGGGGGGAGATAGTAGTAGAACTTCCAGCGTAAATCTCATCGCCAATAGAGAACGGATTATTATTATATCCACCATTTGCGATATTATTAACAGCACCATTACCACTATCTTTTAGTAGGATAGTGTAGGTGTCACCAATGTTTACTTTAGTACCCACAGCAGCCAGTATAGGTGCGGCTAAAGTACAGCATAGGGGGTTGAGTCCCGTCTCACTAACACCGAGCATACCAGTCTGGAACATACAAGCCCTCTGAGCGTTTTCAAGGTTCATATGGAGTCTTAGTCCTTTAGTTGCTACAAGAGGGAAGACTTTAGCATCTTGACCGCCACCGAGTAAGCCACTATTAAAAAGGGTGTGCTGAACTTGGAGGGTTTTGGCTGTCTGTTCGTTTGCTGTAGTCACACCACCAGCAGCATTCCAGTTGCCGTCCTGTCCGGCGGCATTATCCCAATACATACTCTCACCGACTTTAGGCGTGAGGGATTGACCTTCGAACATGGTCCGCTTGTGAGTGATTGTCTGATTTTGAGAATAGCCCCACACCTGAGCGGTTAGGACATTAGAATCGAGTACTTCTTCTAAGGTGGATTGAGCCATCCCGTCTTCGATTCGCCAATCACGAATAAGAGAGGATACACCTGCTTTAGCGTTAGGCTGGGGGCGACCACGTCCACTCATAGTGACCTGATACTGAATGCGACTGGTACGAGGGTCCATGTAGCCAATATAAGATTCAAGAACAAAACGGATCTGAGTCTGTAATCGGCTGGTGTAATCAACCTGGGCTTCAGGATTAATTTGAATCTGCTTAACGGGAATGAATTGACTGGCTTGGGGATTGGATTTAAACATTATATAATACTATAATATAATAATTTTAAACTATTGACATTAAATTAAAATAAGACAATAGTATAGAATGTATTTTCCTCAATCTCTCCAAGATGAAGAATTGCTAAAAGAGTTCCACGTAATTCAAAATAAATATAATCTAAAGTTGCTGGATGGATTAATAATATATAAATCAAATAGTCTGTATCCAAGATTAGCGTGTAGTAACCGCCGAGGAATTGCTGCGGGGAGAGAAGTTGTAGAAAATTTATGTAATGGATTAATAGACAATGTTCCAATCTCAATTCTCTCTGATATTAAAAATGCTAAACTATCTCATGATAATAAATTTAATTTAATAACCAGTAATATTCCAATCTCTATTTTACATCTCAGACAAAAACCGCCAGATTATATCCTAAATGAGGCTGACTACTTTATTAAGCGATTGTTAGAGAAGCACACGGCATATGAAGTGTTGATTAAAATATTAAAATTATCAACGCTCACAGAAGCAGAGAGAAAAATGTTAATTATTTTTGCGTAAAATTGAGTTAAATTTATTATATATACTATATAATATGGAAGAGATTAAGGAAAAAATGATGTTACATCGCAATCCAAGGACGAATCATTTAAGGTCGGAGTCAACGGTAATTAGTTATATTAATTCCCTGAAGGCGTTACATTTAAGAATGTTTAATGATTTAATAAAAGATTTAGATTGGTTAAATGAGGTAGATTTAATTTTAAGTTTTATTAAGGAAGAGTTTAAGACATCGACACAAAACAATTATTTAAATGCGATTATTGCTGGGCTTGAGACCATGGGTAATCAGGAACATAATAATATAGCCCCCTTTAGAAAATTAATGATGGAGAATAATGAAGAAACTTTTAATAAAAGTATGGAGCAGAGTAAGTCGGTGACCCAAATCGAGAACTGGTTGTCTCTAAAGGAACTCCAACAGGTAAGTAAGAGATATAATAAGGAGTTATTATTTAGGAAGACATTTAAAAAAACGGCAGAAGAAGTGACTCCAGCAGAGAGGGAATTATTAAAGAATTGGTTAATCTCCTCGTTATACACGGCTGACCCAGTTAATAATCCGCCGCTCAGGGCTGACTATGCTGGTATGAAGATTATATCTGCTGATGATTATGCGAGGTTAGATGAAGAAGGTTTAAAAAAGAATTATCTTGTAATTAAAAATAAGACTAAAAAGGTCTTTAGTTTGGGTAAATATAAAACAGCATCGATTTATGGAATTAAACATATTCCAGTTGCGGCTAAATTAAATACAGTATTGAATAAGTTTTTAAAACTCCATACTAAGGACCATTTATTTTATAATTGTAGTGGTAAGACGGTATTAACGTCGAACGCATTTGCGAAGTTAGTTCCTCGTGTATTTGAGTCGACGGGTAAGCATATAACTATAAATTTATTAAGACATGTTGTTATTAGCGAGTTTGATACGAGTCCGCCTCTTGCGATGAAGGCGGCTCTGGCTGATAAGATGTGTCATGGGGTAGGCACTCAGGCGCATTACACAAAGCAGTAATATAATTTTGGTGGCGGATGGATGATAGATGACGTAGGCTATTAGAGTGAGTGGTGATTGAGCCGCAGTCACAGACTACTTTAATTTTACGTTGCTGACATATTTTAGTTTTATTTTTATTATAGTATTCTCGGCTATAAATTAGCATTTTATCATAATGTCTGTGATAATATGATTTTTTGTGAGGCATTTTTTGTTGTGGTAGAGTGATACAAATTGTTCTGGTAGGCATGATGTATTTATGATTTTTATGTTTATATCAAAAACTTTTTATCTTTAGTAAAACTATATGACTGAAGAAACTAAAGTAAAAGAAACGTGGAGTACACATTTAAAAGAATATGCTGCGGCGAATGATATGACCTATAGACAGGCGATGAGTAATGAGGAAGCCAAGGCATCATGGGCGGCAAAGAAGCCTCCAAAGGAGAAGAAGGTAAAGGTGGTGAAGGAGAAGGTGGTGAAGGAGAAGGTGGTGAAGGAGAAGGTAGTGCCTGAGACGGTAGTGCCTGACGAACCCAAGAAAAAGTCAGTTAAGAGGCGTTCGACCAAAGAGAAAATTAATAATAAATAATAATATGTTTTGTATATATAAATGGAGGACTATCACAAGACAGTAAACGCATATGCTTCGCAGTATGATAAATTTAACAAGTTTTATGATAATTATTCAGCGGCGGAAGGGCGTAATGCTCTTAGAGCAGAGGCAGAGAGTAGAATGAATAATATGGCTCAGAACGCTCACGGAATGGCGGTAAATAAAGCACAAGCGGCATTAGGGTTGTCACAGGAGCAGTCAAAGATTATAATGGAGCAGTCAGCAGCAGGAGGGCTTGTAGGAGAGGGAGCAGTAAAATTATTTAGATCGTATCAAGAAAAAAGAAAAGGACCGGGAGATGAAGAAGGTAAGAATAAACCAGATAAGGGGAATGATGAGGAGGGTGAAGGCGATGAGACTAATGTGGAAGCACCCGCAGATGGAGTAAAAACAGAGGCACCAGCAGAGGACACAGCAGAGGCGCCAGTAGAGGCACCAGCAGAGGCACCAACGTACGCAAGTTCCATAGGAAGGGAAGTTACTGATGAAGGTCCCGAAGAACTGTTTCCAGATGAGCCGACACCTCTGAATACATTCCCCGATGAATGGGCGCCATCGACAAGTGACACCAAGGGGACATGGAATTTAGGGAGCGAGAATCAAGAATCAACGGCTAAGTATGGAGAAGATCCAGCAGTAAAAGGAGGAGGAGATGAGTCAGGGTTGGTGGGAGAAGAAGAAGGGGAAGAAGCAGCAGAAGGATTAGGAGCGAAAGCCGCACGTGTGGGAAGGGCAGCGTATAGTGGTGTTAGGAATATGGTGACTGGAGGAGTAGAGAAGGCAGCGGAGGCAGGAGGAGAGGAGGTGGCTGAGGACGCATTGGTAGAGGGAGGGGGAACAGCAGCAGCAGAGATGGGGATTGGGGAAGCCGCTTTAGCAATAGCCCCTGAGGCAGCACCGTTAATACTCGCTACAATTGGTATAGGCATTGGTTTAAAAGATTTATTACATAAGGGTAAGAACGAACAAGCAGAAGAGAAGGTCGCTAATTCGCCATTTATAGCCCCAGAGCATGTATCGACATCGACAGGACCTAAATTACCAGTTAATACTATTTTTAATCAGTCTGCGGAATTCACTATTCCGACATATGATTCTGTAACGGATCGTTCTCCTTCGGTTTCTTCGTGGTAATTTAATATAGGTAAAATATAATGGAGGAGGTAGATATACAAATAGTAAAGAATTTAACCCCTGTGGATGAAGCATATAAAAAATATACAACCGAACAAGAATTGCTTGATATGAGTCGGCATTTTAAAGAACTTATACAAGATAAATCAGAGCAGATAAAAAAACTATCTAAAATAGTTACGGTGTGTTATGGTGTATTAGCGGTTGGAGATTATGATGATTCATGTACTATTTTTCTGAGGGCGTATCTGGAAGAGAATATGATGGAGTTGCTTGGACTTGAAGAATAAAATATGTATATATAGTAATGACACGAAGCAAACGAGCGGTGTTTAAAACTTTATTAATGAGAGATTTGGTATTCATTCAAAACAAGTGCTTATGTATGTCAGATATTAAAAATAAAAATTATGTTTTAAAGAGCATAGATGATAATCATGGCTACTGGTATTCTATCTGGTAAACGCAAATACGCAAATACGATAATCCACAAAACTATTTTTTTGTTTAGGGTATTTTAGAATAATTAATTAATTAATCTCTAAGGAGGGTTAGGTTATCTTCGTATTTGCGTTTTGCGTATTTAGTCTTCTTCCTCACCTATCAGCCATATATGATGGTGTTCCCCTCTTAGCCATTCCCTCCATGATAGAGTTGATATATAATTATTGTATACACTAATTATATATACAGGCGGTATTACTAAAAATAGGAACGCAATAAAAAACATATTATATATTAAACTATTATTATTAAATTGAGTTTTTATTTCTCTGCCTTCTTTTTATTAAAAACTCTTTAGCCAGACGAGCGCCTCTCCTTGTCCTCCATATGAATTGTAGTTGCGTTATACGACTAACATATTCCGTAAAGGTCATAGGGGTAAGGGATTCGATTTGACCGATAAGTTGTTGAATAGATCCGGCAAGAACTAATGTGCTTGTGAGGTTTTTTGATGTAAGGGTCTCATTTTGTAATTTAAGGGCTTCGATTTGAGCGATAAGTTGTTGAGTAGTCATGGTAGTAGTCATCTTAATTGTTAATAGATGGCTGGGGGG